GGTTATCAAACACCCAATTTTGCAGCCAGTCAGTGGAACTATACAGGGCGGCATAATACCCGACATTCTGGAGCACATCTAAAAACGCTTTGACCATATCGGTACGGAGCTGTTTATTTTTAGCTGCACCCCATTTTCCGCAGGGACTATCGTATTCCTGGTCCATATAAACCGGGTATGTTGGTTTTAAGCCATCCAAGGCCTTTAAAAATGCCTGTGCTTCCTGTTTGGCCTCTGAAACGGTGACAGCATCACTCCACCAGTAAGCGCCCCAATCTAAGCCGGCAGCAAGAACAGCAGGAAGATATTTTTGCCGGAAGGTGTCCATCTGGCGCAACCCTTGTCCGGCTTTGATAATCACATAGCTGTAACCAGCAGCTTTGACCTTTTGAAAATCAATATCTCCCTGGTGACTGGAAATATCAATACCTTTTGCAATAATCTGACTCATTTATCACTCAATCTCCTCTGATAGCTCAATTTTTCTATTCTCAAACTTCTTGTAGGCATCAAGGTAAAGCTCCTCTTTATCGCCGTTTAATGTTAGCTCATAGTACATTCCATCAGGTAGTGTTGTGCTGGCAAGAGCTTTCCAGTTCTGCAAAGTCTTACAATACCAAACGATATAGACATCATCACTTCCAATTGCCACGGGATCTGTTGCGTCAATATGCTCATTAGCATATTGAGCTACAGTATCCTTGATCAACTGAATAAATTTTACATCTGTAATCATTTACCATTCATCCTTCTTTCCATATTGTTTTACAAGCTGGTTCCCGCCTACGCTCGCCACGGCCAGCAATGCACCCTGTGTAATTGCTGTAAATACAGACATGGGAGAAATCCCGTCTGTAGCCCAGACATACAACCCAGAAAGAAACATGCCTATTCCTAAAAGCGAATAAGGAATTGTCCAATCCGCAATATGCGGAGTGCGTTTCAGCGCTGCACCAATGCCCCAGCAAATCGGGATAACCAGCATCAACTCTGGCTTTATGTACTGCATTACATCCATTTTTACTCTGCCTCCTTTACATCCCTAACCGGGTAAAAATAAAACCTATTACACCGCCGACAATGGCTGTTACGATATACCCCACAACCTTCCGCCACATCTCACCGTCCCTGGCTTCCAAGGTTTCAAGCCGTTTCCCTTGCTCCTGCTGTTCTTTGGCCATGATTTCCATATTGAGGGCCAGCTTTTCAACAGATGTAACGAGGGCGGCGTTTTGCTTTACCAGCTCCTCTAATGTGTCGATCCGGTGATTCTGCCTGTTGTCCTCATCGGCTAACCGCTTGTGTTCCGCTTCAATACGTCTGCAAAACTCCTGATGTTCCGCCCTTGTGAGAGGCGCATTCATGTCTGGCATTGTGATCTCCCCTTTTTTTATAATTAAGAGGCCCCTATTTTTTTAGGAGCCTCTAATAGACTAATCAACGAATTTATTGTATTCATGGCGTACAACGTCTTGAGAAATAGAAGCATAGATTTGCGTTGTACTTATATCCTCATGACCTAAAAGCCGTTGAATAACAGTAATATCCATCCCGGCATTGAGGGCATGTGTGGCAAACGTATGCCGCAGGAGGTGAGGGTGTACTTTGCGTTCCAACCCGGCCCGTTCGCCTATAATCTGTAAAGCCCTTTGAATCGCACGAGGCTGTATGGCTGGATAGGGTGTTTTGGTGCTGCAAAATAATGCTTCCCCGCCTTTGCGTTCCTCAATATAAGCCTCTGTCATGAGCCTGGCCCGGATGGAAAAGTATACAATTCTATCCTTATCGCCTTTGCCATGAACCACGACACTCCGATTTTGCCAGTCAATCGCAGCTAATTTAATTCCAGTAATCTCACTAAGACGACAACCGGACGATACCAGAAATTCAACTAGGGCTTTTTCCCGGTAAGTCGTACAGGCATCCCGCAGGCGCTCTAATTCTTCCGTAGTCAGTGCATGTCTGGCCCCCTTTTTATCAACCCGTAGCGACTTGATTTTTGCCATGGGATTTTTACGGATAATTCCTTCTGTGTTCAGCCAACAGAAAAAGGAACGTAAGACATTGATGTGAGTCTGTACACTGCTGTCTTTCAGGTTTCGTTCATCAAACAGGTATCCGATATATTCCCGTATATCATCCGTTGAGATTTTGACAATGCTTTTATCCATGTGCCCGGCGAATAGTTTTAAATTGTATTGGTAATTGTTTAAACTCCGAATGGATAAGCCGTCAATTTTCTTGGCTGTGAGAAAGTGGCTGATATGCTTTAAAATATCGTTCCGGCCATTATCGGAAGCCCATGTAATAACATAGCCTGATAAAATCTTCTGGATTTCCGCTGCTTTGTCAGGGGAAACTTTGTATAGTGCTGCTGATAATTCCGCTTTTGCGTCCATAGGGATCGCCTCCTGCTTTTTCTTTAAGCGTAGCAGGAGATGGGGGACAGGTCTATTCGTCTTTTTTATCATCCTCTCCCCCTCCCTAATTTGAAAGTAAATTCTGTTAGCCCTGCAAATGAAATTTTTCTTACGGTCCCTTTTTTCGTTCGCCTTATTATTCTTTTACGCACATAAAACCCTCAAAAACAGCCATTTTTGAGGGTTTTTAAGCGTTTTTTGATATTTTTCACCTCCCAATTTTTGAATCAAGAGCCTGCAAACCCGCATTCTTTCGTTGAAATTTTGCGAATTTAGTTCGTAAAAGAATAATAAGACGAACTAAATCCCAGCCCGGAATAGGCTTCCGAACTGGGATTTTATTCCTATTATTGAACCTCTAAAGCGTCAAGAATTTCCTGTACTTGAGCCTTTAAAAGTTCCGGTACCTGAGCGATTGTCTTTTTGCCTTTGACAATCAGGGTTGCATATACTACCGCCATTATATACACCTCCTTCCGGCAGAAAATTTTTGCAAGGCAAAAGAAAAAGCTACTCATTTTTGAGCAGCTCCTGAACTTCCGCCTGCAGCGTCTTAGGTACGTTCTCCAGGGTCTTTAAGCCCTTCCGGATTAACTCTGCGTAAACTTTAGCCATTAGTTCCACCTCCCTCCAGCGCTGATACACGTTCTTGTAGTGCCAGCAGATTTTCATATACTTCGGCTGTTGCCATAAGTAAATCTGTATTGGACGCATCAGTTTGTTCGTAGTTTTCAACCAATGCCATCTGAGTATCTGTTATTTGAGATTCCAAAGATGCAACACGTTCTGACATTGTAGGGCTAGGATTTACGGGCGGCATCTCTGCCTCATGTCCAAAGTTTTCCTTCTTCCAAGCCTCTATTTCCTCTGCTGTGCCTGATTCTTCCCACGCCGTCCCGGTCCATCTGGGCTTGCATAAGGGGCCGCCGGGGACAGGAGCGTCCAAAAGGCGCTCCCCTTCTGCCAATTTATAATATTGGATTTCTTCCTGGCCATTTTCTTTTGATGCCAGGACCAGGGTTTTATACCTGTTTTCCGCATCAACGACGCAATAGGGTTTATAATCTTTTTTCATTTTTTTCAACCTTTCATTTTTTATTTTTTTATTTTGGCGTCCCAGGAAAATAAAGCGAACCTAGGAGCGCCAATAGAGTATGATCTACCATTGACAAATGCAGTATCTCCATTGCTCACGCCAAAATATTGGCGTGATGGTGGAAATAGCGTGGGAATATGTGGAACAGTTACATTTAATAAAAAACTGACTAATTCCCTGGCAATAGCTACGCTTCCAGTGGGGTATCGACCTGCTACATCAAAAAATCTGATAGTCAAAATGGCCGTTGTACCACATTTATCCACTTATGGATGGATAGAGCCTGATGGGAGAATCATGTTAGCACATGTAGAAATATCAAACGATTTTATAATCGAAAGCCCTTTTGCACTAATTGTCCCACCGTTCTATGCGGCGAATTAGGAAAATAAGGCGAACTTAGGGATACCTACGGAATACGATTTACCATTAATGGATGGAATAACATCACATTATAAGCCCAGATATTGGCGTGACGGATGTAATAACGTAGGAATTGCCGGATTAATCTTATTTGATGAGCACCCGATATTTGAGCAAAAAATAGCCATGCTCCCTGTGGGGTACAGACCCATTACGTCCCGACAATTTGCTCTTGCAATGGCTGTCCCACCTCATACATCTATTTACGGATGGATAGAAGTTAATGGAACAATACGTTTAGCATCGGTAAACTATTCAGAAGATGTTAAGAGAAACTCCTCTTTTGCATTTATTGTCCCACCTTTTTATGCCGCTTTTTAATTTTATCTTTGGAAAATCAGCTTCCAAAGAAAGATACAGGCGGAATAGTTATTTGACTTGCGGTTACGTTTAAGGAAGGAAAGATGTATATATCGCCATTGATGTAAAAATCTATGTGGGAACATAACGGCCGTCCCTCGTCCCCTGAATACCTCATGCCACATGTAGTTGAAAATGGAATCCGAGGGCGATATCCCGTTGGCAAAGTCGCTAAATGCACTTTATAGGACATTTCGGTTGTCAATAACACTTTCAACCTTGCACAAACATACACAATCCCTAGATCATCCTTTCCGTATCTACAATCCCACGGAACGCCGCCTGCACTTTCAAATGGAACAAATCCTTCTGCTAGAGGCAAATCATAGGACACAGCGCTATTTTTGTTCGTCTTATTTTCCTAGGTGGAAGAAACTTTAATTTTCAGCAAGAAACGATAAAGGGGGAATAAATAGCTGGGATGGAATAAGATTTTGATGGGTAGCATAGAGAGCCACAGCCCCATAAGGCCAAAAATCAAGATAAGAATGTAATATTTGCTCTGAATCGCCAGAATATCGCAAGACACATGCGGCAGAAAAAACGGTTTTAGGGCGATACCCTTCAGGCAATGTTGCTATAATTGTTACGTCTGAAAAATTAACTTGTGGGGAAATTCTAAATTTTGCACAAATGTGTACAAACTCAAAATCATCCTTACAGTAACCGCAACACCAAACCGAACCACCGCTATTTTTATAGGCGGTTAATCCCTCTATCGCAGGTAAATCATACCATTGATACACTCCCTTGTTCGCTTTATTTTCCTACTGTGCCACACAAAATGGTGGAACAATAAAGGCAAAAACGCGTGAATTCCTAACATCTTCCGATAGGTCTGCTGGGGTTAAATTTATTACTCCATCAGTAAAAATCCAACCATAAATTGACGTATGAGGCGCAGGGGCCATTGAGAGTAAAAAGTTACTTGCATTTTTAGGTCTATACCCCTCTGGAAGCGTGGCTATTACTTGTGATGGTATTGGGGGTTCGTCAAATTTAAACGTTCCTCTTATCCCCACATTATTTCCATCACGCCAATATTTAGGGACAGTAGCAGGCGTGATTCCTTCCGCCAGTGACAAATCGTACTCCGCAGGTGCTCCTAAGTTCGCCTTATTTTCCATTTGCGAATTGATATTCGCAAAGGTATCAGCATAGGATTGCGTCAAAAATTGCAAGTTCTGACCATCCTGAATTGCAACAACCTGCATTCCAGCAACAAAAGCTCCAGCAGGTAAAGGCGTTCCTTCAAGATTGAGTGGGTTTAGCCTTGTCCCGTTTACTGTTACGGCATCACCCGCAATCCAGGGCGCTCTTGCGGTAAAGCGCATAATTGCCCCGGCTCCCGTTAGAGTATGGTTTGTGCCGGACTTGGAGTGGACGTAGGTATTGATAATGCCATCAGATTTGGCGCTATTCACTTCGTCATACAGATAACTCATATCTTGGTTGTATTTTTCGTGCCAGTCGGGCATTCCTTTAACTAGCGCTACAAAATTTCTAAGGATATTCATTATTTCATCCCCTCTAAATATTAAGTAATAATTTTATATACAAACTATCCGCGCCGGAATAGGTCAGCGTATAGACATAATCGCTTATCTTATTGATTGTGGGAGTCCCTGGTTCTGCAAGCTTTTTAACTGTGAATACAGTCAGATTGTTGGCGTCCTGGTATGTCTGGCGGCAGGGATACTGCGTCAGTTCCTCCCCGCCTGCCGGACCATCCCCAGATCCGCCTGTCCCGGCAGTATACCGCCCTTCCAGTAATAGCACATTTGGGTAACCGTTTAGGTTATGCTGGATTTGGCAAAGAAGCTCAGACGGCTCCGTCATAGCTATATAGTCCTCAAGTGTAGTGTCGTCCGGCATAAGGACCTGGCTGGCAGTCGTCAGCGGCGCATGGGGAATGTATTCATCCCCCACACGCACACGCATTACAAAAGGAATCAATTCTGCTTGATTCGCCATTTAACCGTACCTCTTATTCTGTTGGTTCGGTGACAGGTACGGACGTATCAAACCAGATTGCACCTTCCTTTGGCTCCGTTGGCTCTGTTTCCCCTATGGAGATTTGTGATTTTGCTCCAAATTGTTCAATTTGAGCTTTGGTAACAAACTGATGGTTGTCGTCTGTTGTTACCTGTTCAGCCGTAGTTGCGGGATACATGTTTTCCCATTTTCCTTTTACATAAGATTTCTGTGTGTAATTCATTTTTTTGCCTCCTTAAATTTTACCCCATATGAGGGATTTATCTTCAGGCGCTGTCGCGCTGAAAACCATGTTTTGGATTGTGACGTTATCTTCTGCCGTCACGGATGTATCGGGTACCGAAATACCGCCTGTTACCTGTGTGCTGCCGCCATTGGGAAGCAGTCTGAGATAAATACTCAGGCTCTTGTTATCTTCAAATGTAACCGTATATTCTTCCCGGTTGATTTGCCGTAGGGCAGGCTTATTAAAAGATAATGCAGATGAAATAGAAACTGTATTCAGATCCGGGTATTCCACCTGAACAGGAAGGGGCTTAACGGATGTACCGCCTGCTGGCCCATTCCCGGCACCTCCAATCCCTGCACCATACTTGACAACGGCCGCGAATACGCCAGGATAAACGCCCATGTGATGGGGGATTGTGGCGATTTTTGTAAATGAAGTTTCTTTTTGTTCCGGGATAAGCCGGATATATACAGCGTCCTTGTCATTATCCTGATAGGTAATGACATACTCCGTATCGCTGATTTTATGTAAGGCTTTCTCTATGCCAGGTTTGGCGGCAGATTTTGTGGTGTAAATGGTAAGGCTGCTTTTTCCGCTGTATTCAACCTTAGTGGGGATTTCCATGAGGTTTGTGCCGCCTGCCGGGCCATTTCCCATACCTGCACCGTACTGGTAGGCAAAGACGGATAAATTAGGATAGCACTCTAAATCATGAGTAATAGTAATTAGTTCTGTGTCGGCGTGCTTAGAATCGTTATGCTCTGATATAACCTGTTCAAGCATATCCTTTGTTACGATTGCATCAGGAGCAATATCCGCATCTACAGTATTCACATCCCCTACTGCTGCAATCAAATCAAAAGTCGCTATTTTCCCAACTGCGGAGCTGGCAGGCCTTATCCATTCCGGCCCATCTTCCAGCCGCAGATAGGTATATGGAACTTCCCCATCATCCGGATCTTCCGCATAGAGCATAATCCCTGTACAGTAAAATCCGTGTTCTACATCACTGGAATTGATTTGTACCGTAACCTGGCATTCTCCATCAACAGGATTGGTAACGGAAGCGATTTTTCCATCCATTACATAATCTGGCGGTTCCCAGATTTCTTTTGGGGATGTACCGTCAGGAATTTTTCCCTTTCCCACTGCCACCCGTATATAGTGCATTTCGCATCGTCCTGCCAGGACTTTCCCTATCAGCGTTTTGCCCGGCAGGCAGTTATAAATGCCATCTTCAAATTTTTCCATCTGATCTCCCCTATTCAATCACTTTTGGTTTAATATGTGTGTGACAAAATAGTCCGCCTGCACAATTTGAACTGCTTGTAACGATTCTTTTCATATCTGGGCTGTCTGAACATACTCTTGGATGTATAAACGTGCCTTGTACCATATTGAGAAATGTTTCTGCACTTTGTTTGGTGTCTGGATAATCCGCTGAAATTTTTGTCATGCAAAAAGCTGCCTGCCGGAACAGGATAGTATGCCTGAATTCTCGCCTGGCTTCCTCTGCCATCCAAACTGCCAGATGCGCCGGCTTCACTGTACGGATATAGTCAGAAACCTCTTTGATTTGCATGGGGTCCAAAGAGTTTTCTTTTGTATGGATGGTAATATCAAACCGGTATGGACCTGTAAAATCCTTTATTTCAACATTTCCGCCTGTTAAAGCTTCCACACCGCGCCGAATAACTTCTGGATTAACAGGCTTTGCCCCGAAAATTTTTGAAAGTATCCTTTGCCTGCGACGCTCCAGCGTCAGCGAATCGTCCGGTTCAAATCCATAAACCCATTCCCATATGGCTATGCTCCAGGTACAGGTCTGGGGAAAAATCTCTGCCCTGAGCTGTTCGGCCCATGCCCGCATTTCATCCCATTCACGCCCAATTACTTCGTACATCCACAACCCGATATAGGAATTATCATAGAAGCCCTTCGTTACCATACGCAGGAATCTTTCTGCTTCCGGGCTGCGGATAATGCCGTCAAGTTCAGGCTTCATCCAATATCACCTCTCCTGTTACCGGATATTCTATCTGGGTCACAGGGATGTTGACAGAAACCCCGTTTATTGTCAGTCCGGTATAGTCCTTAACCCCATATGTTTTGGCAAGCACAGCCCCTACCTGCACCCATCTAATATATCCTGTATGTTTTATGGTATCGTCCACCGCTTCCCGCCCTACTTCATGCCAGTAAGATACCAAATTCTTTTTGAAACGGCTGGTTACAGTGTCTATATCTTCTCCTTCATCAAGAAGCACTGCTGCAGCTATATCAACTGTTATCCCTACCGGGGCAATGACTGTCAGTTTTGCCCCTATAGGCTTAGGAGCCTTCACATCATCATCACCGGTTCCTGCAATATGTAAATATACAGCGTCAAGAATCTGCTGGTTGGCCGGAAGGCCGTTGCTGTCAATGATAATGATCCGTACCGCTCCCACACACTTTTCATTTCCCATGGGATCGGTATAGTGGAACTGGTCAGGCAGGCTGGGATCCGGCCATTCCGGGTCAACAATAACCTGCCCCACGCCCGGCACTTCTTTTCCCCAGCGGATATAATCTGCGGCACAGCCTGTCATGGACGAACCAAGGCGCATGGCGTCCAGTATGCGGATAAGGTAATCTTCATCTGTTTCCGCTTCGGCCCCGCCTGTTATGGGCTCAGGATTGGTAAGATAGGCGATGCCAGTTATGGGCTTCACCATCAGCTTTATGGCGTCCTCTGCCACATTGCCTATCAGACCGCCCTCCACAGCACGGATTTGAACCGGAATAGTAACCTGGCCTTTGCTGTCCGGGGTCCCTTCCATCACATAATCCTCTGTTGTTTCAAACAGAACGCTTGCAGTCAGCCCTGCCGGTGTAGCAAACTGATAACCAGCGGGAATGATTGTTCCTACTGTCCCGGTTACTTCCAAAGTACCGCTGGCATGGTTGGCTTCTCTGCGGATGGTTCTTACCAGTTCCCCGTGGCGGTCAAGCCATTCCCCATATGACCACTGGGGAAATATCAGCTTAATTGCCTCATTTAACGTAAACTCCACAAACTGTGCTTTTTCCAATGCAGAGGGCCTTGTATAGTCCCATGGTATATTGCCCTCGCTTTTGTCAATCCCTTTTGGCAGATTATTTAACATCCGGCTGTGGATCTCGTCTGCGCTCTGCCCTTGCAGAAACTTCGGCGGGGTATACGGATAGTTATATTCGCCTATGTAATTCTCGTAATTTTCCCCTGGCATTTTTTATTCTTCTCCTTCAGGTGTTTAACTTTGCCCGAATGGCAGCGGTATTCCCCTCTTCACCGATTACCTCACAGCTTATCCACAAACTATCTCCCTCCCAGGAAAATTCAAAATCCCGTACCTGGGTTGTACGCCCCATAGGGTCTGCCAGCAGGGCTTCCGTTATGGTCCGTTCAAACGCGCTTTCTGCGGCCTGCCTGTCCGGTTCTTTGAATGCTTCCTCCGCTTCTATTCCCTCATTGGAGCTGTAACCGTCATGCGCCCACCTTTGGGTCAAGATTGCTTTGGTGCACCAGAGAACCCATGCGTCATAGCCGCTCCCATAGAGGGTTTGCTTCGCTCCGTCCGTGACGAAATCCCCTTTTTCAACATCCCACATTGGCGCAGGGGCGTATCTTGCCTGTGATTCCTGTTCTTCTGCCAATATAGACGGAACATCAAAAACCGGGAACAGCCCAAGTGCCATGAATCTTTTCCCCCTTTTTTAAATAGGTTTAAACTTTTGTGGCCGGAAGGACAATATCAATTACACACGCGTCATCCCCCACCCACGCCACGAGGACACGATCACCTGGCTTTATGCTGCGCATCTTCTCTGGGATCAGAGTATGGTGCTGGTGCATCCCGTCTGAGCTGTCCCCGCCTGCTGTCTTTTCGGATGGGATAGGCGGATCCGGCGCCGGGCCGGTCGCCTCTCCCACAGTGCCGCCAACGGTATGAAGATGGGAGCCGCTGTGAGGAAGTCCAATGTCCTGGGTCTTGGCCAGAATATGGCCGGTTTGCCCCAAAGTAAGCTGGCGGCATACCATGTAATCTGTCTGGGGAATGGGAACAGGGAATTTATTGGTGAGCAGGCTCATATCGCCTTGTATTACCCCAAAATCCAATACCTGCGGCTTTTCCCCTATACTGGACATCCGGTTCTGAAAAACGCCAGCCAGTTTGTTTATACCTTCATTTCCCATGGTATTTTCCATATATTCAATCCCTATGCTTTTGTTATCTCATTCGGGTATACCCACCCTACAGAGCCAATATGATAAGGGCAAGGCCTGGACAAATCGGTTGTGAGCGTTATTGTGCTCCGGTAATTGGTGAAGGTCAGCCCTTTGCCGTTGCCGTAACTATCAATATAAACAGGGCCGTTCAGAATGATTTCATCCCCAGCTTTGTAACCGCTGCCATCTTTCTTTTTACTGTCTGCATTTTCCGCTGCCGCAGGCGCCCGCATCAGTGTCATGGTCATTTGTTTTTGTGTAGCATTATGGGATACGCCCAGGACATAAAAAATGCCGGAGAGATTGCCGGCAGACATTTCCACAGCATCCCCCCGCCGGAGAAACGGGAGATCCGGGGAATTGACCAGAATACTTTCCTCCGGCTGCCCCCGGGATTTCAGCAGAGTTTTTGCCTCAGCATTTGCTTTTCCTATATCCTTATTGCTGTCCCGCCGTATGATTTCCTGCAATATCCCATAGTCCAAATTCCCGTCTATTACAGCATCTACGCTGGTTCGCCCTTCATCGTCTGCTTTGCCAATGATTTTTACCCGTGTAACAAGATTATTGATGGAAAGTTTGTCTGAGGTGCTTATGGTATTTTCACCTGTAAATTGATAGACTTCCTGGTTCATGCCATATCCGCCTACCCACAGCTTGCCATCCTTATAGGAGGCAACATACCGGATGCCGGTTTGCTGCTGTACTTCTTCCAGCAATTTGATAATCATATTGCTTACGGTTTCGCCATTAAATACTTTTTTCTCATGGGCCATCTGCTGATCCCATTGATAATCCAGAGGGACGCCCCAGTCCCCGCAAATATTCCCCACAATCGCCGGAGTTGCCAGCCCTTTGGAGAAATATTTGAAATCTTTGCTTTGCTGCAAACGTATCATAGGATCGTAAACCGTCACGCTGAGGGTCTGGCTCTGGCCCCGCTCATATTTCCATTCCCAGATAGTCCCTTCAAAAAGGGGTTGCCTGCCTTTTCCCCAGTCCGCATAAATTTTGATCATGCAGTTGATTTTAAGCAGGGAACGCAAATCGTCAGCGCCTGCTTTGCAGTCCGCCAGTTCCAACGTTGCTTTTTGGGCCAGTTGTCCTTCTTGTTCTTCCCACGCCAAAGACAAAAGGGCGTCATTGAGCAGGTATGTAGCGCCTGTTTCTGTAATCAGTTCGGCATCATAGGCCAGCAGCGCAATGTCTATCCCCATATCCTAATCCTCCGTTAAGTCGGTATTTTTAAAACATCCCCTGGCCATATCATGTTAGGGCCCCCTTTATGGGCGTCTATGACTTCTTTATTGGCCTCATAGAATTTTTTATAATCCGCGCCGTTGCCCAGATATTTTTGCGCCAAGTTCCAAAGGCAGTCCCCTGCAACAACGGTACAAGTCTGCGCGGCTGGCGGTGATGTGCGTTCCGCTGTTTTTTCTTGGCTGTTTGCCTGGTTGGTTGCTGTTGCGGATGGGGAAAGCTTGATTTCTTTTGCTTGTATCAGGCTGATGGAATAGTTGATATCGCCGTACCCCCCAGTTGGCGTCCCGGTAAAACTATTGAGGTAAACATCACAGTTGATAGGGGTTTCTGTTATAAGGAGCCTTGCCTTGACAGGCTTTCCCCGCTGTGATTTGAGCTTATCAATCCATTTATAGATTGCCTTTGGATCCTGCCATGTGCGTACATAAGGATCCCTTTTCCGCGGCTTCCCGGGAAAAATCCCGTTCCAGCTAAACCCGTCAAGGGATGTTCCGCTGGGGATTTTAACCTCCCCAATGTCAATAATGGAGTAGGAAGCAAACTGATTCCCTTTATTTACGCTGATTTCTGTAGGAAGCATGGGAAACCTCAGCCGATCCTTTGTTTTTAAATTGGTCAAGTAAATATCCATATCTTATCAACTCTCCCATTCTATTGTTGGTTTGTTCGCGTATACTTGCTGGAGCGATACCGCTAACTGGTAAGCAATTTCGTCAGTGAGATTTCGGATATTTTCTTTGATAAGTTCCACAAGGCTTTGGGTATCCGGCAAATCGCCGCCATTTACATTGATTTCAAAAGTAACATTTTGGATTGTGACGTTTATTCCGGTGCCGCTGTCCATGGCAGATCCGCTGGCTGCTGCGGGAACAGTATAATCTCTATTGCCGGCAAAGCCGCCCTCTGCGTATGGTTTTACCCCCAGTCTTTCCCCGGCTTCCTGCCACAGGCTAATTCCACGGTTTCTGCGTTTGCCGGAAAGGGGTATGATTGCCTCAGCGCCGTCCTCTGCCACCAGCCCAATATGCGGACGGGTCATAATGCCGCCTTCTGCATGAGGCGTGCCTTCTATGGCAGCTGAATAGCCTGCGCCTAGATTGTCGGATGCGTTTCCAAAGAAGCCTGTGACTTTATCCTTGATATCTCCAAGAAAGCCTGTAACTTTTTCTTTAATCCCATCCACAAATCCTGTTACGCCCTCTGCGATATTGGCTACCGCATTTGGGATTGTCTGAGTGAAGAAGTTGAGGACGCCATCCCATATTTCTTTTACTTTATTTGGGACGGTTTCAGTGAAAAATGTATTTAAGGATGCTCCAACAGCTTCCAAGGTATTTGGGATTGTTTCCGTAAAGAAGCCTGTTATGCCATTCCACAGCCCTGTGAAAAATGTTGGAACCGTGTCAGTAAAAAATACTGCCAGCGCTTCTCCAACCGCTGTTATGGCATTGGGGATGCTTTCTGTAAAAAAACTCCCGATCCCTGTTATCAGCTCATCCCACTTTTGGGGGATGGTTTCTGTAAAAAAGAGCTGTATCTTCCCTGCGGCATATCCGATTGCATAAGGAACGGTTTCGGTAAAAAATCCTTCTATCCTGGTCAGAAGTTCCCCGCACTTTTGAGGGACTGTTTCCATGAAAAAGCCGGAGAGCTTCTGGCCGACCATCCCAGCCGCCTGCGGTACTGTTTTGGTAAAAAAACTGCCAATCGCGGAACCTGCAGCAGATAATCCCTTCGCAATCGTACTGCCGCCGATTGCCGCCCCGGCTGCACCGATTCCGGCGCCAACTGCTGCACCTACGCCTGTTCCCACAACGGGAACAACAGAACCGACAGCCGCGCCGATTCCAGCGCCTTTGAGTGCGCCGCCGCCTATATTTAAGGCTTTTTTGCCTGCGCTTTCATTGCCAAGGATGCCGCTTCCAGTACCGCCGAGGGCTGTACCAACGCCGGACGCGACCTTATTTCCGGTACTGCTTGAGCCTGTCCATTCGGCAGCTTTTTGCGTCCCACGGTATGCGTCAACGCCAGTCTGGAGAGTCGCGGCTACCCCTGCAATAAAGGGAGTAGCTTTCGCCAACGCGTTTACAGCCGGTGCAATAGTTGTTCCTAAGCTTGTACTTGCCCCAAGCTGTCCTGCTTGGGCCATCCCAAGAGCGCTCTCCGCCGCATGGCTTCCGTTGGCTGCTGCATTAAAAATCTTTACGCCGCCAGCAACGTCCCGGACGGCCTTGGCACCATTTACAATGGCTTTGCCGCCTTTGTATGCCTTATATCCTGTTTTTCCTGCCTTAAATGCGCCATATCCCAGGACAGCCGCTGATAGTCTGCTGGTACCGCTTGCTTCCTTACCGCCCGGAAGAAGTGTTGCTGCATCTGAAATAAGACTTTTTGTACCGCCTTTTATAGCCTGCCAGATTGCCTTGCCGACTTTCTCCCCATCAAATCCTTCCAGGAATCCGTCAGCAAATGATTTTCCAATGTCAACACCATCTGCCACTGCGCCGCCGGCATCCACGCCAAGCAGGGCAAGGATGCCGTTTTTCAGTCCTGCACCCAGACCTGCGCCTATATCAGACGCCGCATTTGCAATTTTTTCTTTTCCTGTGGTCTGCCACCATTCTATAAAAGGCTGTGCAATAATTTCATCCCAGGCAATTTTTACTTTGCCGAAGAAATCAGCATTTTGCCATTCAGGGCCGACGGATATTTCTGCAAATTTTGTTTTCAGCCCTGCGATTTTTTCATCAACCGTGTCCATAAAATCATCTATGGCATTTTCAACAGCGGGTATCTGTAATGCAATCCAGTCCACCATGCCCCGGACATATGGCGATAGTCTCCCGCCAAAAGATTCTTTCAGTCCGCCAACTGCACTTTGCAGTTTTGTAAGCGAACCTTTCAGATTGTCCATCATTGTGTCAGCCATATCCTTGGCCACACCGTCACAATTCTTAATTGCTGCTGTAACCTTTTCAATATCGGAAGGAGCCGCATTCATCAGGGCAAGCCACCCGGACATGGCTTCTTCTCCGGCTATGGTTTTCGCATAATTGATCTGCTGCTGTTTAGACAGCCCCTGCCATGCAGAACGGGAGTCAATCAAAACATCATTCAATGCACGGACGCTGCCGTCTGCTTTGTAGAACTGCACACCTAATTTTTGTGTCAGTGTTCCCAGTGCACCCAGCTTTTTTGAGCTTGCCCCTGCATCTGTAGATAAACGGGAGATAATGGAACGGAGGGCGGTACCGCCCTGGCTGGCTTTGATTCCGTTGTTCGCCATCAATCCAATCGCAATAGCAGAATCCTCTATGGAATATCCCATTGCCCCTGCAACTGGAGCTACATACTTAAATGTTTCTCCCATCAAGCCCACGTTGGTATTTGCACTGCTTGACGCTGCTGCCAGAACATCCGCAAAGTGCGATGCTTCATTGGCTTTCATCCCAAACGCAGTCATGGCGTCTGTTACAATATCAGAGGTGGTTGCCAAATCTTCATTGGATGCGGCAGCAAGATTTAAAACCCCGTCTATGCCATTCAGCATATCCCCCGTCTTCCATCCTGCCATAGCCATATAATTAAAAGCTTCCGCCGCTTCCGTAGATGTAAATTTTGTTGTCGCTCCCATTTCCCGTGCTTTTTCTGTCAGCTTTTCCAGTTCTGTGCCGGATGCTCCGCTGACAGCGGAAACCTGGGACATGGCAGCCTCAAAATCCATGAATGTATGGACAGTATCCCCTAAGCCCAATGTGATTCCTGCAAAGGCTGCCGCCTGGGCAATGGGGCTTGAAAGCAGCCCTAACACTTTTTTGAAGGGGGAAGTAACCAGATCAACGGCTTTCAGCGTAACAGTCCAAACTTTACCGGCTATCTTTTTTCCGGTTGCAGCTACCTTTTGGATGCCTTTGGAAGCCATATCTTTCAATGTTGCCGCTACTTCCAGCCTGCTTTTGCCCTTCATGTTTTCAAGCTGTTTCTGGAGCTTCCCTATGGACTGCTCCAGCTTGCTCACATTGGATGCCGCGCTTTGTGCGCCGCTGGCCGTATCATCTGTTACCTGTGCTACAATATCTATAACGGTTACTGCATCGCCTATCTATGCCGCCCCCCTTCATTTTGTTAATTTCAGCACGGGGGCTTTTGATTCCGTCTGGATTGCGTCAAGGGTATATTGTTCATATAGCGCCTTTTCCCCAGGCAGGAGGGCCATATAATCAGCGATCCCGCCAATCTGCGGGAACCGTTCGCATACCTTCATCATCAGGTAGGTACGCCCCCGTGCTTTTATCAGTTTTTTGCGGTTTCCTCCACATCATCACCATAACCGCTGATTTCATTGATTTCATCAATGACGCGGTCTTTCTCACCGGACAGCAGGACCATATCGATCATGTCTACGCCTGTCAGCACGTTCAGTGCTTCCTGGGCTTTTTTGTTGTCCCATGTCTTTGCCCGGTCTTCATCCACCGTGGCGGTATAGATCAGCCAGGAACGGAATTTCGCCAGGTTGGTTTCAATCTCCCTTTTGGGCTGTCCGCGTTTCCTGGGCGCAAACTTGGTAGCGTGGTCATGGCAGGCCAGACTTTCTTCCTCAGAAATGGGCCTGATCCGGAATTCAAACTTCAAAACGCCGCCGCGCTTAATCTGGATTCGCTTATACGCGCTTTCTTTTTCCTTTTCTGTCCCGGCTTCAATCAGCCCCCGCAGAAGCTCGTCCTCATTCATCAGGACTTCTTCCTGGGACATGGTTTCCACTCCCGCAGGGTTTTCATCATAAATTTCAGGCATTGTATTTTTAGCCATTTGCTTTTTTCTCCTTTATTCCACCATTTTCCATTCAGCTTCTTTGAATTTTTCCAGCATTTCCGGGGTTGCGTTGACACGGAAGCTCCAGGAACGTTTGATAATTTCCCCTGGATTGAGGTTTTGCAGGTCAATCGTGCCATCCGGTACGCAGTTGCGGTAAACCACACGTTCTGCCTGCCCATCCCGGCGCCGCATTTTTCCCTGGAAATCAAATGTTGGGAAATAGCCGTTCTGCAAGTCTGTAATCAGCTCATCCAGCATTACGTCATCCCGCACAACTGCTTCCGTAAGGGTTAGCGTTACGCTATAACCCGTATTTACGGCATAAATCAAGGCGCTGCCTACAGGCTGGTAATCTGTATTGGCAGGGCTGATTTGCGTTTGGAACGTATCCACTTCTGCAAGGAAAATATTTGTTCCCGCTTTAGTAGAAACAAAAAGACGCCCGTCTTTCCCGCTTATTAGCTTTCGGACGTCAAGCAGGCTTTGGTCATTTAATCCATCCACAGATTATCCCCTCCTTACTCAGATGTTTCCGGGGCAAACCGGAATTTAAAGGCATAATGCAGCTTCTCCAACGCGTCAATATCATCTGCATAGACGATAAACCAGGCGCTGTCCCCCTCTGGAGAATTATTGGGGTCAAGTTCTACATGGGCCCCTGCAAGGAGCTTCTTTTCCGCAACCATTGTCTGGCATACGCCGTTGGAAACCTGGATTACGGTCATGCGCCCGTCCGGATCGTTATTAACGCGCCCAATCAGCACATCTACAGTATCATTCAGCCGCTGGAACAATTCAAAACGTACCTTAACCCGCTTGATTTTCTTCCAGCCAATATCTTCCTTAGTGCCCGGCAGCACCAGTGTATTTACCCCTTGTTCTACCCACACGGTATTGGCCGCTGAAACGCTGAACATCAGCACGCCTGCACTGATGGCGCGTTCATGCTGGTTATTCGTCAGCAGTTCTGTAACCTCGGTTGCGCCTGTAACAGCCAGATGCGTGATACTCTCATTGCTGGGAGTCCCTGCAATAAGCCCTGCGATTCTGGCAGCGGCCAAATATCCCTCATAGATTTTTCCGCTAATGTCTATAAACCCGTTTCCGACATATACGATTTGATAATCGTTATAGGCGCTGGCATGTTTCAAGCGGGTATCAAATGCAACTGTAGTTGGTTCCCCGATAACACCCATGCAGAATTTGCCGCCCTGATAAATGCGGTTGAGGAATAACTGCATCATCTGCTGTGTCGGGATATCCTCCGTATCAATCGACAGCACATTCCAGCGGTAGGCTTCCAAAACTTCAAAGGCCGCGCTGTAAGCCGCTATATTGACCGTTGGATCTGTCCCACCGGCGATTTCTGCCTGGTCAATGGTTTCAAGCTGCTGGTCGCTGTCTTTCAGCTTGGTTAAATTAAAATAGCTGCTTCCGCTTTCCGCAAACGCAGCCATCAGCGCCTGCACGCTATTGTCTGTATTGCTAAATGTCAGTTGTTCCAGCTGCTCCGTTCCTTCTAAAATCAAGAGTTCTGTAACAGTCGTATCTTCCAATGTTGGGCGGATTGTAACTGCAAGTTTACGGCTTCCGGGATATTTCAGCGTAAGCTGGACAACGCCGTCCCCTTGTTCGTCTTTGATGGCATATGTCCCGCATGTGCCGCCTTTGCCCAGCCGGACAGCATAGACAAGCCTTGCTCCGCCTTTAAACTGCTCCAGCGGCACGTCTGTTGTCCCGTTTTCGCCGCCGTCGCCATATTTTTTTGCAATATCCTCATATTGCTCCAAGGTCAGGGCCTGTCCAAGAGGGCCCCAGTTGGAACGGAATACCGCCGCGCATTTTCCATCGTCAACCCCGGCAATGGGCGGCGTTCCCCAGTTTTCATAGCGGAAGTAAACGCCGGGACGTATTTTTTTCTCACCGATAATAAAGAAAGATGCCATTATTTCACCTCACGGTTCAAAAACTCTTTAACAATTTCAGCAGCTTCCTCAAGAGTTGCCGAATCTTTTCCCGCTGTCTTTAGCGCTATGGTCACCACTTCGGGGGTGGTCCCAAATAACTGACGGGCCTTTGCCGCCAGCTCCGGTATTTTGTAATTCGCTTCCATTTTCTAATTCCTCCTTTGCTGAATTAAAATGCGGATGCAGAAGCTTCACCTGCGCGGGTTCTTTGGGCGGCTGTGTTAAGACTCCATATTGCCCGGTTAGTCCTAACTGTCCTTCCCGCAGCGGATCTGCATTGTGCCGCGCCGCTAATTGATTGACAAACATGGGGCTGCCGTCAGAAAGCACAACCTCCCCATCTATCTGGATACGCTCAATCATTGCCTTGATCCATTTATTGCGTTCTGTTACGCTTTCTGCTATGACGTGTGCTGAAAAAGTCCCGGTGAACCAGGTTACAGCATAGCTCTGCCTGCTGGCGCTTGCAGTCCCCTCAAACCGCCAATAGATTGCGGGGGTTTCGTCTGTGGGCTTCCAAATGGGCGGCATGGCGTCATAGGCAATGGCCGTCATCTGGGGGAAATATTGTTTTATCCACAGGTTCAGCCCTTGTACCGGATCCGGTGTTATGGAGATCTGTTCCGGGAATTCCATCAGTTCAAAAATTACCGTCAGCCCGTAGCCCTCCGGAGTTGCGTGGTTCGCCGTATTGGAATTGTTCTCATAGGTAAATTCATCTGAACGCTCCCATTCCGCGCAGATGGTTGTTTTATCCCCGCCTGTATAAAATGTGCCGGATAACAGTTCAATGAGCCGCTGTTCAATGGCCCTGTCCGGGTCAAGCTCTCCAACAGCGGCACATTCTGTGTTGCACCAGATATTGACGGTCAGTGTCCCGGCCGACTTACGTTCCGGATCGTGCCTCATGTCTATGTTGAAATCCGCACGGGGGTATTGGGCTCCCTTCCATCCCGGACGGCTGTCACTGGGGGCTTTTTGATAAAAAAATGCCGGCGTGCCATTATAGGCTGCCAGCATTCCTGCTATCTGTGTATCTGCTGATACCTGTTCATGAATCAGCTTTCTGATTGCTGCGTTCATCGTTTTGCACCGCCTGGTACTGAAGCGTTCATTTCATAATTAACCGTCTGGAAGTCACTGGTCCAGTAAATTTCCCATACGCCGATTGCCACATCTGCCGCTAAAATGTCCAGATAACTGGTGGCGTTGTTTTGGATGTTGCAGTAAAGCAGGCGCAGCTTGTCGGCGGTGACTTCTGTTACGAACCCGTTCCGGAAAGTGGTATCGCCAGCCCTGCGGATACGGATACAGTCTGCCCTGTGAATTTGTGCGAGATCGAAAACCTCATGGGTTGCATTTGTAATGAGCGGCAATTATTTTCCTCCTCTGTATGGTCTGGTGTAGATTTCTTTGATTTTTGGCAGGGCTTTGTCAATCACCTTCTGCTTGTAGGGCCTGGGCTTCATGCGGCCGGCGCCGTTCTCCAGCAGTTCACCAAGAGGCATCCCACCTGCCTTTTCCTTGCTTTCGATAGTGGAAACCGCCCGGAAGCGGCTGCCGCTTTTTTCTACGTGGACGTGAGTACCCCATGAAAGCCGGAATACGCCGGTCCTGTTTGCAGGGGCTTCCCCCGGTGCAGAGGCCCGGTAGAGCTGTCCGCCCCTCAGCTTGTGCCCGTAATCCGCCATCATCTTTTTTGTTGGCTTACTTGGTCTTTTCCCATGGGTATTGGGCATTTTGTAAACCCGGCCTGTACGTGTTCCCCGAAGAACATAAAGGGACGCATTGCGCAGCTCATTGCTTGCCCGGTATGCCCGTGTGGATACTTCCTTCTGTACACCTTTCAGGGTGGCTGCTACTGCTTTTCCAATCACTTGGGACGCGTTTCCCCAAGCCTGCTGCGGCATTATAGGTCGCTCCTTTCATCACAGTAATAAATAGTCCAGTGATTGATGCCGCCCACGTTATAAGGGGCCGTTTGTACGATATACCGCCTGTCCCCCAGCACCAGGGAATCCCCAGGCTTTATTTCAAATGGCGGCGTGCCCTGCTGGATGATTTCATGGGAAACCGGATGTTCTAACTGCCGCCACCGTTCGATTTCTTCCGGTTTCGCCGCCGCAAGAATAGCCTTGATAGTTCCCAGATGATCCCCGCCGTTTGATATTACCCTGCCGCTGGCGGTCCGGTGTTCGCCGTTTCTGTATACCTCAAATTGGCGCAGTTCCTGGCCCGGTACCAGATAGATTCCACTTATAAACATTTAGACAGCCTCCTTATGTAGTCATCCTGCGGAATGGCGGACTGTCTATACCGTGCATGGCGCGGGGATTTTCTTCCATCCCTTTATGGAAATATGGAGGCGTGTCCTTTATGGACGGGGCAAGGGTAGGAATGGATGCCGCAGCCAGTATCTGCTTTTTTAACGTGTCATAAAGCTTTTGCCAGTTGGCAGCCCTGTCCCCCAAATCATATTGCAGGACGCTTATTTTCGTATTGACCTGGTAGGACAGCTTAAAAAGGATGGCTTCCAGCACAGTTAGCTTTGCGAACAGCCACGCCTTTTTGCCCTCTTTCAGCCCGTCCAGCATGGCTTCATATTCTTCATCTGCAAGGACACAGGTATCCGCGCCTCCGTCTGTCAGGGTGTCCCCAAGTTCAAAGCGCATCTGATCCTTGCCCCTAGCCTTGATTTTGGTAGGGTCATAGCTGTATGTCATGGCCGGCCTCTTTATTCATTGGAAGGTTCGGAGCCGTCGTGCACTTCTTCGCTTTCAGTAGGTACCTGAACCTCTGCTGCTGCAATAAGCTGCACACGTTCTGCCTTGCTTTTCGCTTTGGAAATATCCACACCAAGATCAGCGGCCAGCTTTTCCAGCTCCCCATTCTTCCAGTCCATCAGGGTATCCGCGTCAAGGTGCCCTGTCAGCATTTCGCCGGGCTCGCCACTGGCTGGGATATCTGATTCATTCTTTGCAGGAAGATCGATTTCAATAATTTTTCCCATTTCTATCAGCTTCCGTACCATCTTTGGCTCAATTACCTCCTGCGGGATCACTTCTCCCACCCGATAGTCCTGGTCAAAGCGTACAGGCTTATTTGCGATAAATGCCATAATCTTTTTCCTCCTTTACGCCGCAAAATCTTCACTCACCGCATTTTTGAGGAATACCCCCAGGTCAGCGGATGTAATCTCAGGATCGGTACAGAGAAGCCCTTCAATAAATTCCGTATGGGTGCTCTCTTCTCCAAGGTATTGCTGGACGGCTGTATATTGTCCGTTGCCCAGCATATCCCAGGTGAAAGTATATCCTGCGCTTGGTTCATCAATGCTGGGGGCACTGGTTGTATAGGTCAGCAGGACATCATTCGGATTGCAGATGAAGCGCATATCATCCGGAGCCCCATAAGGCGCGGCGTTATATACGCTTTTTGCTACAACAATCTCATTCAGCCCAAACAGCTGTGCAAGGACATTTTCAGTTACATTTGCAGGGTTTGCCTCGCTGCCCTGATACTTAATGCGCTCCAGAATCGACGGGTTATTGGTCAGCGCGATATAAGCATTTGCACCCAGCGCCATCTTGTTTGGCTCACGCAGGCCGGAAAGAAGCATACGGTGGCGCAGCCGGCTGAAAAAGATCACTGGGTCGCAGTTTGCATTGTCAAAACAATAGAACTGGGACGTGCCGGGAGCACCGGTATTTACGCCCTCATAAACGTGTGTCCAGCTGGCCGAATTGAAATATTTGCCCGCCCATACCCGGTCAAGATGGATATTCATTTGTTCGGCTACCCAGCGCACCTTGGAGCGGCGCGGGTCAATAACAGCAGGTGCATGGGTTCTCTGGAGATCCAAAGTGCTGATTTGATCAATGCCGGTAATCACCTGATCTACCTCGCAGTGGTAGAAGTTCTCTCTTTTGCTGTAGATACCAGGGGAAACATGGCCAAATTCCGGCTTTCTGGCCACATTGTCCCTTGCCAGATCCCCTTTGTCAAATTCATAATAATGGGCTGAGGATGTTGGTACAGGAACAATGGGGAATACCTTGCGGGCTACAAATCCCGCTGTATTCTGGAAATAAGAAAGGCATACATTTGTCAGGTAAATATGCGGCCTGAATATACCTTTTTGAATCTGGGACGAAAGTTTTTGGATTGTAATAGCCATTGTGCTTTTCCCTCCTTAGTTTTTATATCCGCTTTGCGTGATTTGGATTTGTACCAGTTCTCCCGCTGCGGATGCCGCTGTCATTGCAATTCCGAGAATAAAGTTTCCGCTTGCAGCTTTTTTAGCCTGCCCCATGGTGCTGACCGTCAGCAGATCTCCCTTTGCAATGGCTTCCCCCGCCTCAATCAAACCAATATGCCGGATCAGTACGTCAATTTCTGTTCCCGCCTTTGTTACAAGGCCGTTATCATTGTCATAGGCAGATGTATCGCTGAGGATAATGCCAATAGCAGGATCCCCGTCCGCTGCGGGAAGGGCCAATTTTCCGTCACTGTTATAAGCAACTGCCTTGTGTGGTGCATTTGTAATATCCCCTGCTGTAATGTCACGGATGGTTGCGCTGTTATTGATAAAGGCGTTTAAATACTGTTTTTGTCCCATTTTTACCTTCCTCCCATATATTCCGCTTCATACTGCGCCGCCAGTTCAGGATTTTCTTCCCATGCCTTAATAATGGCGTCCGGTCCGTCTAATCCGCCTGTCGCCGATTTAGCCAGTTCAGCAGCCTTCATTCCAAGCGTTTCTTCCACTCCCGCACTGCCCTGCGTATTCTTTCCAATTTCACTGAACAGGCCGCTTTTGGTCAGCATGGTTACATTTTCATCCAGCAAGGCAACATAATCACCATAGATTGTGCCGCCTGCTTTTTTCAGTTCGTACAGCTTTGCCGCCAGTTCATCAGCCTTTTTGCCAAGAACTTCGTATTTTTTTGCTATGACGGTCAGGCGTTCCATTTCCAGGCTCTTTTTCAGCTCCTCAACCTCTGCGCGCTGGCGTTTCATGAGTTCCTGATATTCCGAAAGAGCTTTCTGTACCTCTGGATGCAGTTCCCCAGATGTGGAGGAAGGACTTTGTGTTTCTGGTGTAGCTCCTTTGGCTACATCTCCTTCCGGGGCTGCGGAAGCGGCGCCGGGTGCCGTACCCATGCCGGATTTATCATCTGGTATGCCGTATTTTTTCTCAAGCCCTTCCAAAATAGCTTGTTCTTCCGGGGTCATTTTGCTTTTGTCAAATTCCATGATATGAGTTGCCTCCTTTTCAATCGTGCTTTCTATTTCTGATTTCTGCGGATTATTTCCCGTTGCGTCTTCATAGCCTTTTTTGAGCCACGCAAGCAATTTTTTGATCATTCCTTCATCCGGATCTGCAACTGTTTCCGGCTCCTTGCGTTTGAATAAACATATATGCGCATCTGGATTTGCGCCTTTATCTACAAGATCTACACTTGTCACGGACAGATTTTTCAGCTTGGTTGCCAAAATTAACTGTCACTCCCTTCCATTGGTTCCCGGATGGCTTCTCCTTCTATGGAAAACATAGAATATTCGCCGCTTTTGATTTTTTCCCATACTTCATCATCTGCGACTTGAAAGCCGATCCACCAGCCTTCTGGCAATATGTCTGCCGGGATTCCCAAAGCTGCGGCTTTTTCTTTGGTGAATACGATACTTTCTATGACATGCCCTACGCCGCCGCGCTTGTGCATCTCCCCAGCTGTCCCGAAATCTGCCACATACGCATAAGCGGCTTTTTCCAGGTCTTCAGTGTCAATGGCGTCTCCCTGCCAGTCTATGATCTGCTCACCGTCTACCCTGACTGCTACATTGGCCCAGCCAAATACAAGCCGGCTGTCATCATCTGACTTTATGACGGTTAGATTGTGCGGATGGCCCCGCACTTTGGTGATGGGGCTATAGGTCTTTTTGCTCATCTGTTCTCTCCTTTTTCTTTTTTAGTTGGTGTATCAGCAATTCTGTGTAAGCTGTTACAAAAGATTTCTGAGAATCAATAAGGGCACGTACAGCAAAAGCTGTTTTTCTCCCCTCAATTTTCAACATAGAACGAAACCGGGAAGCCTTTTCCTTCAGCCCTTTGGCATGTTTCCAATCTGCCGCATATTGCGGGCAGTTAATTTCCGGATTCTCTTTAAATGGATCAATTCCGTTTGCTTCAAAATAAGAATTTTTCACCATTTTCTGATAGACATAATCTGGATTGAGCAAATACCCCATATAAATTCCCAGGACCTTTTCTATTTTATTTCTGGTAATATAATATTGAGATTTTCGTTTATTTTTGAAATCATCTTCACATTCCTTGCTATATTTACAATAACCACGACAGCAAAATAACATATCTTTTTCGTATATCTGTCCTTGCAGCATACGTGCCATACAGTGTAAATCTTTTTCATTTAATACCATATGCCTACCCCTTTTTGGGCGCAAAAAAACGTCACTTTTTTTAAGCGACGTTTTTTATTGCCTTTTTATCATCAATATTGTATAAGGTCATCCTCTTGGGTCAGATAGCCCAAAGCATAAACATCTTTACCTTTACTCAGGCATTCATCTATAACCTCAATGATCTTATTTTCAAAATCATTGCCACCCAATCTGTATTCATAATGGTAAGATGGAAAATCTGTATGAAACGCTTTTTTATATTTTGCCATTGCCTTTTTTGTTTCTTTGCCATATTCGGTAAAGAGGTGAGCGCCCATTTTCACTCCACCTTTCTAATAATTTCTAAAAATATCCGATATGTATTCGGAAGGTACTTTTTCACATACTCCAATTCCAGGCCGCCACAGGTTTCTGCACTCATGATATTAGCCCACATCTCAGAAGCTGTCCCATAATTTCTGCAAATGGATTTGACCTTTGCTTGAGAGGACACATCAAATTTCAGCGCTTTATAAGCTTTTTGTAACTCTTTTTGATAGCCTAAAGACTTGATGCTGTTATAGAAACGGTTATAGTATCCTTCCTGATGTCCCCATTTTACATGCTTTCCATATGAGCCGCTGAACATGCCGCTGATTGCATCTTGAACACCTGCGGATGCATCTGTTGACAGTAAATCTTTTTGAATACTGCTAAGTATTGGCTTCAGCGTTTCTTTATCTTTTCTCAATGCAGTCAAAAATTCATCGCTTGAGCTTGGAACCTGGCGGATAATTTTTCTGTCCCCGCTTCCTATAATAATATACATATTGAGAGTATCTATCTCGTTATAGTGCAAATCGGAGAATTGTGCGCAACTGTCAAAATAGTGCCCAAACTCATGTGCCAAAGTAGAATACTTATTCTTACTGTTATTTATATAAGGCTGCAATGGATAAGAGAAAACAAGCTTATTTGTGCTTGGCATATAATAACCGCTTGTCCCGCTTTGAATTTCCGCCACACCATCAGCATATTTTGCATAGAGCTTTTTGATAGCCGGATTTTCATGCTTGTTCAGATGTCCTGTATAAGCTTTATAATCATCTTCAGCCATAGCAGCTTTTAGTTTTTGCGTGCCTTCTTCAATGTTGAGTTCCGGTTCCAATGGAAGTTCAGGCTCTCCTGTCTCTATTGTACTGTCAGTGCTGTTTGGAGTCAAGTTTGTTCCGGGAATTTCTTCATATGCCACAGCGCATCTGCATGATGGATGCCCAGGCGGGAGCATTTTGCCGTTGCTGAATTTTTCATCTATGTTCCGCTTTTCCCCATCCATCCGTTCGCAGATATGGCAGACACGCTCGTCATATGCTGTAAGCCAGATTTTTACACAGTCCCCGATATAGCCCTGGGCCTGCGCGTCCTTAGTGGCTCCATATGATCCAGCATTATAGGCAAACGCCAGTTCCGTCCGGGCAATATTCTGCGCCCGGTACCGGTGCTGTTTTCCTGCATACCTAGCCGCGGCTTCGTCTGCTTTTTTCTTCGCGGTTTCCGGCCTGCAATTCGGATGGGCTTTCAAATAAGCCTGCTCTACCGCTTGCCGGTGCCTTACGTTTGCAACAGCCTGGGGCATAGTCAAGCCGACGACTGGGCGGATCATGCGTGCTGCTTCATCCGGTGTTACTGCTGTATAGCCGCTTATATGAGCAATAACAGCATTCAGCGCTTTCCGCTGTTCCTGGATGATGTTGGTGACCAGCTCGGCGCCATGGTTTTTAATAAAATCCATAGCAGCGCTGACAGACGGTTCATATATGAACTTCGGATATTGGGCGGCGACTTCTGCGGCGGCTGTATTGGCGGCCTGCTGCCATAATGGAGAAATCTTATTTTGAATGAACAGGGAATAATCCTGTGTCCATTGCTGGTAGCGCTGCTCTGTGATTTCTCCGGCAAGATATGCTTCCCGCAGTTCCTTATAGGTCAAGCCTTGTGCCTGTGTATTCCAGAAGGAAACAAGAAATTCTATGGCTTTTGGTTCTGTTGCTGTGAGGAAAGATTTCAGTTTGTTCAGTATAACCTTTTTGTTTCCTTTGGGTTTGGGCGGTATTTTGGGCTTTGGCCGCGCCTTGGTAAACCGTATCATTCCTCACCCTCCGTACCAGAGTCATCCTTTCCTGCGGCTGGAGGCGGCCGCTTGGGATTTTTCATATCTGCACCCGTGTCCCGGTCAGGCGTTTTTCCAGGGGCCATGTAAGTGGTATCAAAATCACGCTCCGGCAAATTTGCTGTCATGCGCAGATAATCCTCCATACCTTCATCCGGGGTGATCGCCCCAATGCCGACCATCTTACTGACGAACTCTCCCAGCTTCGAGAGATCCTGTGTTTCAATATCTCCATGAATCAATTCAGGATAGCCAGTGATCCCTTTGAAGTGTTCCCCGTTTATGTCTATCAGGCGGGGGATGGCCTGGTTATTGAAAACCTCGCATATCAGGTCAAGGAATGCCCCTAAAGCGACACTGAACAATTCGGTTTTGTCGCTGGAAAGGGCAAAGCTGCCAACGTTTTGGTGTCCTAACAGAACAAAATCTGCCAATACAGTCATTGCCATACGGGTATCATACCGCTCAATAATTGTATTGGTATCAAATTGCCGCCGTCCGCCTGTCGAAGCCAGCGTAAATTTCCAGCCGCTGCCCAAAACAATGCCTTCCCGTTCATCCCTTCGGACGCTCCTTACAATACTTTCTGCCTTGGCCAGCTCGTCTTTATATTCATCACTCCAAATATCTGTACCTTCCGGAGCTTCCAGCACAGGCAGCCCAGCCAGATCCCGCTCTATGCCAATTCCTTCTATCTCCTGAATTCTGCGCTTAAAATACCAGTCCCGGTAGCTATTCCGCAGGATACTCCTTCCTTCAGGATTCCCTTTGCGGCTCTTGGTTTTGAAATGCAGGGCTTTTTCTATAGGGATGAACACTTGCTCATAGTTCGGCGGCGCACACTGGATCAGTCCCAGCAGGTTGTCTTTTTCATCATATTTCCATTCCCAAAGGGTATCCTGGGAGCGTATGGGAAGCTTCCGCCAGCCTATTAAACCATCTGAATATTTGCTTCTGGTTTCTGGATTTTTGGTATTGCCCATGCGCCGCTTGTAGACGATCTCATGGTAACTCCATCCATAAGTCAGGAAGGACAGCACCTCAGAAATAAAGTCACTCCATGTTTCATCCATATCATCCATACATGTCCGCACAAATTCTGCGGCTTCTGTATCAATATCAGATGTCCCGGCTTCTTTGATATTCCATTCCGATTGCCGCATGAGCATTTCTGTTGCAAATAAGATTGCCCCGATAACATCATCATTTTCAGACATTTCTTTATAGGTTTCAATTCCCTTGCGCCCACGCAGTTCCCGGAGAAATTCCTCATATATCCAGCCTGTGTTAAATCTGTATAGGCCGGTTCTGCCGTATTCCTGAAATTTGTTGATAGCTCTCCACCTCCTCTAACTGCGTCAGTAGCTTTCTTTAGCCATATCATCGCCGCCAATTCCGGATATAGGCTTATCCATCAGATACAATATGCCCTGGACAGTTGCGTCCACAGTATCTTTATAGGTTGTACCAGGGAACCGCAGAAGGTCGTCTATCAAATCTGCTTTCCATGGCGCAAATTCCGGAAACAAAATGTTTCCAGCTTCAAAATACGGGGCAACTGACAAAGCACGATCCTCTTTGCTTCCCTTAGGGTTAAACGGTATCATTCCGGGTATGGTTTTTCCTAAGTAATTGATAATAGCCGGGCCATTGGCCTTGTCCTCCACTATCTTTGCCCTTGCTTTCGGATGTTTCGCCGTCAGGTTCCTGATTGCTGTAACGCTTGTTGTAAAATCCATTTTGTCATTGACCACATCTACAAAGAATATCTGGGAACCCTTTCTTGCCATCACAATTCCCGCACATTTTGCACTGGCTTCACTATCCTTGAAGGGCAAATCCCAGGATTGGATAATCGTTGCCCCTGCCGGAAGCTCCCGATAGGTCTGGTTCATCCATTCACGTTTGAATATTGTGCCCCCTGCCGGCTGCGGACGCTGCCCGTACATGGAAGTCCAATCGTAGATGCCTACGGTGGCCTTTATCTTCATCAGTTCAGCAATCGGATATTTTCCGGGCCAGAGGGCTTCGCCTTCCTGTCTTGGGTCCATTGGGTGGCGGTCCTTTTCCGCTATTGCCGGAAGCAGCAGTATTTCCCACTGATCCGCTTCCGGGTCTCTTTTCGCAAGCTCCAAAAGCCGCCCTGCCAAATCATCCTCATGCCAGCGTGTCAGAGTCACCAGTATAGAGCCTTGCTGTTCCTGCCGGGTATAGAGTGTACTGGTGTACCATTGCCACAGCTTTTCACGATAGGTGGAACTGTTGGCTTCTTCCCGGTTTTTTATTGGGTCATCTATAATGATGTAATCCCCGCCCATGCCTGTGATACCGCCGCCAACGCCTGCCCCACGATAACTGCCCCTGTGTCCCACAATTTCAAAAATATCGGAATTGCGAAGGGCGTGTCCTGTTACCGTCCGTACGTTCTTTCCATACAGAGTTGTCTTTGGAAATAGTTTGCTATAGGCTTGACTGTCAATGATCCGCTGTACATCCCGGTTCATCCGTTGGGCAAGATCGGCTGAGTAGGAGGTGCCAATTACGTTTGTATCCGGATTGCGTCCAAAAATAAATGCCGGCAATTTTCGGCTAACCAGTTCACTTTTCCCATGGCGGGGCGGCATGAATACCATAAGCCGCCGAATTTCCTTTTTTACAAACCGATCCAGGTATTCGCATAAAAGCCTGTGGTGCCAGTTCATCTGGTACCGTTTATCCACATAAAGGACAAAATCAGCCATATGACGGCGTGCCAGTTCCCTGCGTGCCAGCATTGCCGCATATTTTCGCTTTAATGCCTCTGTATCACTTATCCTGGTCATCATCTAAAGCGGCCAACCTCCTCAAATCTTCTTCGCTGAAATCGCTCAAGCCTGTTTCGGGATCATCCTTCTCATTCCTAGCGGCCTGCCTGGCTCTTTCATGGATCATCAAATCTTTGAGGCCCTTTATCCGTGTGCGCTGTACCTGTGTCAGCAAAGCCTCCCACTTTTTGATATTCTCTGTGGTGGCAATGGCTTTTGTAGTGGTTTTGCTGCCTTCCTTTTGGATACTCTGGATTGCAAGGCCGGTGGCATTGTTTTGCTGAGCGGAAATTTGGCGCATCATCCGCAGTTCCCGAATACCTAACAGATCCAGCTCGTCCTTTAATTCATCCTCAAGGGCCAGGTTACGTCCTGCCAATAAAGCCTGTTCTTCCTCAGACAAAGCCTGCACATAAAATCCATGTTTTACGCTGTTCTGGTTTCCAGGAGGTGCGCCGCCTTTATTGCCCTCAGCGTTGCTGTTTCCAGGCTGGCCCCCACGCTTTTTGGGGTGCACCCTTTCGCTGGAAGTATGCACCCTTTTAGGTGCACCCTCGCTTTCGGGTTCTTTCTTGCGCCAACGGGTGATCCAGGACTTTGTTGTATTGATAGAAACCCCGTATTTATCGGACAGCGCTTTGGCTTTCATACCATTTTTCCAATCCTGATAAGCGTCGTCCCGGATTGCCATTTACACACTCACCACCTCCCGATTCGAGTTGTTTTGAAAAAATTGTTGCAGCGTCAGCGGGCCTATGCCCTCAGCACTCTAGGCCAAAGGATTGCGCCGATGGAAAAGACTATCATCTGCGAAATAGAGATAGACACAAAATTCCATAAAAAAGGAGCTTTCAGCATAAAGGAAAGCTCCCCGCCGATTATGGCTCCGCTAAGTATTGCTGTCATAAAACATATAGCCCGAATATCTTCCAGCCTGCCGATTATGTAATAGGCTAATGTCCATAATAAAATGCCTGCTGCTACATCAATGATTCCAAAAGGCGAAAATATATTGGCAATAGCCACAGCAGCGATACAAGGTATTCTGTATTCTTTCCGGAAAAATGGCAGCATGGAGATTATCGCTGAAAGCCTTAACTGGATCATTCCATATCCAAAAGGATTGACTGCTGTTGTTACTATATATAAGGCTGCCAGCATAGAGCCTTTCGTGAGAAGTTTAATATTTTCCTTTTTTAACATAGTGTTGTTTTCTCCCCTCAATGCCAATACAGTGGCCGGTCATTTTCAAACTTCACCTGAATCATATTTTCCATAAACTATTTCTCCAGCATTTTATAGGCCCTTAATATCTCATTTTCTTCTTTTAAACCGCGCCCATAGGTACCGGCCTTAATTTCCGGCAGAATTCCAGCGATATATTCACGGGTACCGAAAATTATGGCAGGGTCTTTAAAATGATAGCCATTTAGCAGGAACGCCGTTGCTTTTCTGGCGCAGGCTTTACAATGCCAGCACTCATTTCCATGGGAATCCGGTTCATAGCAGCTAAAACTTTGGCGGAAAGCTGTTTCTAAATTTCCGCCCTGCTCCAGATACATATTCAACAATTCAGCTTTTGTATATTCTTTATAAGCGACACTTACATGAATTTTTCTGCCGGGTGTCCAATGCTGGGGGCTGTATAAGTAGGTAAGCATATCACTTGCTTTTTTGGCGAAACCAGGGCTCTTGTCCAATACCCGATCCCCATAGGTAGCGCCTAACATAATTTCATCGCCATAATTAGAAGCCAGCATTACAAAATACAGGTTCCGCAAAGGAATAATTTTATCGCCCCGTTCAAACCGGTGAAGATCTAAGTGTTCAACAATAACATCAGACGGAAGCCGGCGTTTTTCTTCTTCCGCATAAGCGGTACCTGTATCAATATATAATTTGATATCAGGGTTCCACAACTGAGAAATTAGCCAGCTGTCCATACCCCCGGAATAAAGCAAAACTTTCATCTTTAAAGCCTTTCTAAAAATCTTTGATAGGCACACCATTCCACAAAATTGTAATTGTCTGCATCTGCGCCCCGCGCTATGCGTTTCTTTGGTGAACTGATATATCTTATACCCTGTCCATTAAACTGGTGCAGTTGTCCATAACGGGAACCGCTGGTCCACGATGAACTGTCCACACTGTCAAAACGGTATCGGTACAAGCTGCCTGGCGTAAATCCCAGGCCATGTATTTTGGTGCCGTATTGATGGGCTGTTTTAATAAACCATGGGAAATATTTCTGATAATTGGCATATTGTTGATTGGTTCCTCCCGCAATACCGCCAATGGCTACATAGGGATATTCCCTGCACATATTGATAAAATACTCTTTGCCGCGTTCAATATGCCATACAGGAATACACCTCTTTCCGGTTCGGGCTTCCAGCAAATAACGTAATTCTTCCACACGCTTCAATCCAACAATCGTGTCTATATCCATCTCAAAGAAATACTGGATATTATATTTTTTTATGAAATCCGCATAGCGTAATGTAAAATCCATATAATCTGAAAAAGAACCGGATGCTCCTTTTTTGCTTTCCCGAAAAGTAAATGCTCCGCTGTCCATAATGAAAAAATCACGGGATAAATAGTAATCCATAAACTTTTCTTTAATGTAATAAAAACTTTCCAGAACAAACTTGCAGGACTTTAATCGTTCTAATGGGATTCGATCCATTTTTGTGCAGATTGCTGCCAGGCATAGCTTCATGGCTTAAACCATTTGTGGCAATGGGGGCATTGGATTTCATCTTCCCCGTGGGCTTCATCTTCTGTATCTTTTTCCGGCGGCGATTCCGCGTCTTTAAAGAATGAGTCAATATCAAGATTGGCATTTTCAAGAATGCGGCTGATTTCTCCTTCCGAAAAACCAATAACGTCAATAGAGGTTTCCTGCATTTCCTCTAAAATCCTGGCCAGCTTGTCATTGTCCCACTGGCCGGAAACCTTATTGAGTGCCAGATTCAGCAATTTTTCCTGCGTATCGTCCAGGTCAACTATAACAACGCTATCCTCTGTATACCCTAAATCCTTTGCCACCTTGAAGCGCTGATGCCCGCCTACAATATTCCCCGTCCTTTTATTCCAGACAATAGGCTCTACACAGCCGAAAGTTTCTATGGACTGTTTCAGAGCGTCATACATGGGATCGCCTGGCTCAAGAGCAACACGGGGATTGTATGGGGCCGGGTTCATTTGTTTAAATGGGATTCTTTCGATTTTGATTTTCTCCATTCGGATAATCCTCCAATCAATAGGTATATTATGCCGGCAGCAGGCCATAACAGGTTATATGCCAGCAGAATCCATAAACCGCTCATTGTTTACACCACGCAAAAAGAGCGCTCCATCTGCCCTTGCAGGCTTCCGAAACGCTCTTGTATAAAATTTGATGATACTATTTTAGCACAGATAAAATGTCAGGAGGTATCAATTTTCAGAAAATTCTATAAATCCCATTGCAATTGCAACCATTTTAAGGAAATAATTGTTATATCTTTTTGCAGTAGCTTCCCCTATATTCAGTTCAGCAGAAGCCCCACATATTGTATATGATTTATCGTAATAAACCATATTAAAGAGTTTGATTGTCAGATCTCCCTGGGGCTTTTGCAAAACTGCTTCCATGGCATCTTCTACTGCATCAATGGCCTGCTGTAAATAC